GGGACCTTGGCGGGACTTACTTCCACAGACATCCTTGCTTTATCGACTGCCATGAGTTCTGTCGGCATTCAGGCTGAAGCCGGTGGTACTGCCATGACGCAGACCTTAACGGCAATCGAAAAAGCTGCATCGGACGCAGCCAATGGCTCAACAGAGGCACTGGACAGAATCGCATCCGTTGCCGGAATGTCTTCTGCGGAGTTCGCTTCCGCATGGGAGAACCGTCCGATTACCGCATTGCAGGCTTTCATTGCCGGACTGGGCTCTTTGGATGAGAAGGGCGAGAGTGCCACCCTTGTCCTGGATGAGCTGGGGATGAGCGGTGTCCGTCAGGCCAATATGTTAAAGTCCCTGGCTTTGGCTTCCGGGGTGCTTTCGGATGCTATCGACACATCAAGTCAGGCTTATGAAAACAACACGGCTCTGACGGATGAAGCGTCCAAACGCTACGAGACATTCGCTTCGCAGGTCAGTCAGCTGAAGGAAGCCTTCAAAGCTGTGGCAGTGGATATCGGAAACATTCTGATTCCGATCCTTAAAAACCTCATGGGCGTGTTACGGAATGTGCTGGACTGGTGGAACGGACTTTCTGACGGCACGAAGAATTTCATCGTTCAGCTTGGCTCGTTTATAGCAATCCTATCGCCGGTGCTGATTATCGGAGGAAAAATCATCTCCGGTATCGGTACGGTCATGACGATTCTGCCGAAACTGGCAGGAATCATCAACACAGTGAAGACAGCATTCGGAGCGTTAAACGCTGTGCTTGCCGCCAATCCGATTATTCTCATTATAGCGGCAATTGCGGCACTGGTTGCAGCCTTTATCTATCTCTGGAACAACTGTGAAGAGTTCCGACAGTTTTGGATTGACCTGTGGGAAGACATCAAGGCGATTGTTGCGGCAGTGGGGCAGTGGCTTGCCGAAGCATGGCAGGCAATGGGTGAAGCCATCACCACGGCATGGAACGCTATCTGCGATTTCTTTGTCAGTCTGTGGGAGAGTATTAAAACCATCTTCACTACGGTGGTTACAGCCATCTCCACCTTCCTGACTACGGCGTGGGAGACTATCAAGACTGCAACGGAAACGGTGTGGAATGCCATCAGTACATTCTTCACCACGATATGGACAGCGATTTCCAACACGGTGACTACGGTCATCAATGCGATTTCGACCTTTATCACCAATGCCTGGAATACGATCCAGTCGGTAACGCAGACTGTATGGAATGCCATCAGCACATTCTTTACCACGATATGGATGGCAATCTCCACCACAGTCACGACTGTGATGAATACCATCTCGACATTCATCAGTACGGCATGGAACAATATCAAGACCACGGTGACCACTATTGCCAATGCCATCTGGAACGCCATCACCACGGCATTTAACAATATGCTCTCTGCTATTTCCGGAACGGTGAACAATATCCGGAACACGATTCAGAACGGCTTTGATTCGGCAAAGAATTATATCACCAATCTCGCTTCCCAGGCATACAACTGGGGTCGTGACATCATCAGCAACATCGTGAACGGCATTAAGTCCATGATTTCAAGCGTGGTTAGTGCGGTGAGCAATGTTGCATCGACCATTCGGTCTTATTTGCACTTCTCCGTGCCGGATAAAGGACCTTTGACCGACTTTGAAAAATGGATGCCGGACTTCATGCACGGTATGGCGGAGGGTATCAAGAAGAACAGACCGCTCATTGCTAAAGCAATCTCCGGTGTTGCGGAAGTAATGGACATGAAGGGGATTCTTCCCGACATGAATGCCAACCTGACCGCAACGGTCGGAAACGGTGTCAGCGGTGGGGACTACGGCGAAGTGAAGCTTAGCCAGCCGATCATGATTGACGGCAAGGTCATCACCACTGTGGTATCTCAGATTCAGTATCAGCGAGGGAAAGCATCCCTCAGAAATCTCGGAACAGTGTAAAAGGAGGTCGAAACCAATGTTCACAGTCAGATTTTTAAACTACGCAGGCGATGACCTCCTTGGCGTTGTGGAGGCGGAGTACGGCGAGGATATTACTTCAAAGGCTCCGGCCCCCGAGATCATAACGGGAAAATCCTTCAGTGGCTGGAACGTTCCAATCACTCATATTGTGGAGGATATGACGGTTCGTCCTACCTATGAAGATATTACCTATACGGTCATCTTCAAAAAGTATGACGGCGGGAATCTGTCCGTTCAGCACATCGCTCACGGTCATGCGGCTGTTGCTCCGACACCGGAACTCATCCCCGGTCATACCTTCACGGGCTGGGATAAGGATTTCTCAAATATAACATCAGACCTTACCGTCAATCCGATTTATACGGCGCAGGTGCTGACAGTCCGGTTCCTTGCAAAGGATGGAACAACCGTCTGGTCTACGCAGAGTGTTGAATACGGAAAAGATGCCGTGCCGCCGTCACCGGAAAGGTATGCAGGCTTCACCTTTATCGGGTGGAGTGCATCTTTCCGCTATATTACGCAGAATACGGACATTACAGCGGTTTACCGTGAGATTCCGCCGAACCCGAGACTTTCCATTTATGAGCAGAAGGATGACGGCTCAAGCGGAGATCACGTCAAAACCTATTCTGCAGTGAACGGTTGTGGTATCGTGCAGAAGCTGGACGGCGAATGTTCAATGGATGCGAAAATCATCACCCGGCAGACAGAAGGATTTATCGAAACCGGCAGGCTTGCCGAAGTGGAAGGACTGATCTTCACCATTACAGAAGTGAAGAAAAACATCTCCTCCGGCATCTGCTACACCGAATTTTCCGGAGACCACGTGTCTTATCTTCTGAACGATGAGGCCTATGAGGTACAGGCATTCGATATGACTGATACGCCGAGGAACATTCTGCTCACGCTGCTGTCTGGCACACCGTTTACGGTCGGACAGGTTGACCCCACAGAAGAAGTGACGCTTCGAGTAAATAAGAATGTTACCCGCCGTGCCTGCGTGATGCAGCTTGTGGCATTGACCGGAGGTGAAATCGAATACTCCGGCTACACCATCGGCATCCGTTCTCATGTCGGCACAACCGCTCCGATTGAGATCATGTCCAGCAGTCTTGTGCAGGATATTTCTTTTTCCAACAACGCCACGGAAGATGTGACGAATTACTCACTGTCCCTCTATCAAAAAGGCAGTCTGGAAATCGGGGACGAGCTGCATATCGTTTTTCCGAAGCTCGGTATCAATGCCTACAGCCGGATTGTGGGTATGGACTGGAATCCTTTCAATTACAAAGAGGTTTCTATTACGGTCGGGCAGTATATTCCGACCATTAACGATTCGCTCTATCAGTTGGAGAATACTGTCGAGGACATCCGTCAGAGCACAGCAAAGTACACCGTGGAGTTCGGAGAAATGATCGGCACCGGCACGATGTATTTTACACGTGCTTATAACGACAGACCGTATTTCCATATCCATACCGATGATGGGAGTGAAGGAACGGTGACGCTTCTTCGCCGAGGTGGCTCTGAATTCGATGCATATATCGGCGCAACGCTCTCCGGCGTAACGGCGGCAACGGTGACGCTGCTTGTTTTCTACTGCACGGTTCCGGTCGATGAGGAGGAAACCGAATGAGTGTATTTGACGGAGAGAAATATCAGGCGGCGGCTGAACGGGCGTTGCAGTTCATTAAGAATCAACTGGACATAAACCATTTCGACTACAGCATCCATTGGGGTGCGGAATATTCCGACTGGTACGAAGGCGATGTTATGTGGGGTTCGGTCACCGGTTTCTCCGGCAGCGAAAGCCAAATCGAACCTCGGTATATATCGACAAGCCGTTTTTACGGATACGACTATACCGGTCAGGTTTCGGGAAGCTGGCGCAGTGTCAGCAGCCCATCCGACGCCGGTGTGAATATCTATGTTTACCGTGACATCGGTTATGAGGTCGTGACCTGTCCTTTGCAGTCCGGTGGGAGCTGGATAGCCGAGTGGGAATACATGGAAGTCTATACAGTCACCGACCCCATCACCGGCGAAACACACGAAGAAACCGTGTACTACACGCTTCCGGTGGAAGTTCGTGAAGGAGTCAAAGAGTTTAGGCTCGGATATGGTCTTTCTTACTACTGGGAACTTATTTCTTCTACGGATGATATGAAAGCCTACAGAAAAGTCTACTCACTTTCCCGTGAGGAAACACCGGAAAACGGCGGTTATGCCTACGGCTATCTGACCGATTATTCCGTCAGAGTCTTTGCCTATGCCGACACGGAATATATGCTGGAGGACTGCAAAATCTGGAACTGCGGCAGCGGCGGCTATATATGGTTTACCAACCACGTCACCCAGGGTCACAAGATTGCAAAGCTGATTCACCCCATTCCCGGCGGCTATGAAGTCATCGGGCTTGCCGGAGCGGTTGCCAACATCGAAAGCGGACGGTTGCCCGCTTCTTTCTTTATTCCCGAAGATGACCCGCAGTATGACAAGGACGGCACACGAGCACAGCGAATCTACGGCTATTGTCTGAACTCTCGAACCTGGGCATACGATGTGGGACTTGCTCTTTTGGTCTTCACGACCAGCGGCGATTACGAAATCTGCAAGGAAATGCTCGACCGTATGGCTTTTGAACAGAACTATGACGGCTCTTTCAATTTCTCCTACGACATCTATATCGGTCAGCTTTTTGAGGATTATGTGAGAACCGGTGCTATGGGTTGGCTCTTATGGGGTGCGTGTTATTACGCTTTGACCACAGGAGATACCGCCTACAATGAGATGATCAAGAAAGCGGGAGATTTTCTTATTAGCCGACAGATCACCGATACCAAAGACCCACGGTACGGTCTGCTGAAAGGCGGCTACGGCACCTACGACTTTGACGATTACTCCTACATCGAGGGTGAAATCGAATGGTGCTCCACGGAACATCAGTGTTCCGCTTTGCAGGGCTTGGAAGGCTGCTCCCTTGTTCTGAATGTCAAGAAATACAAGGAAGCCGCCGAGCTGATCCGAGACCAGCTATATCTGAAACTGTACGACAGAGAAAACGGACGGTTCTATCAAGGTATCAGCGCGGAGCCGGACAGCGGCTGGGCTTTGGACTGCACCACATGGGCTGGCATTACCGCATTTTCCATTGTAAACAAAGAATGCTCCTTTGCCTGTGAGGATGCCGCAAAAAACGAGTATCTGACCGATGAAAAGTATATCGTTCAGAGCGGTGAGCAGGATTATTACAATCGGCGGTATTCCAGTTCCCGTGCCTTTTCAGGCTTCAAGCCTTACAGCGACAGAGACGGTGGCTATACAGGTTCTCCGGATATTGTGTGGACGGAAGGAACGCTGGGGTATGCCGCACTTGCCTTGATGCTCGGGCATGGTGAGGAAGCACAGACCTATGTGGATGAGTGCATTGCCTTGCAGGAGATTGAGAACGGCACGGGCGGTGTGCTTTATGTGACTGCAACTCACGCGCAACTCCCGTGGGAGTTTCATGTTTGGGAATCCGTCGTTTCGTCCGCTTGGTTATATCTTCTTATAAAGAATCCGGATGTGCTGTTTCCGAAGACCCTGAGGCAGGTTTACTACATGGCAAGGATTACCAACATTCAAAAAGACGGAGGTCAAAGTGAAATGGAATAAAAAAGAAATTGTGGCGATTCTCATCGCATTGGGATGCCTTGGAGTGATGGCTTACTTCTCTTATCGGTTGTGGTCGGCACTCTACGGCTTTTTCTTATTTGTTTTAATCGTATTTGTTTACGGAAGTGGAGGTAGTTTATGAGTGTAACACCTGAAACCCCGCAGTCGCGGGAAGAAAAATGGCTGGCGGTCATTGCCGGGATTGCCGGTATCGAGCCGGAAGAACCCCAGTCGAGAATTGAAAAATGGCTTGCCTATATTGCCGAGCATGGTCTTGGAAACCTGACACCGGAACAGACGGCGGCTTTGAACTCCGGCATCACGGCGGCGTTGGTGGCAAAGATCCCATCCGGTACGCTGACTCATGAGACCTGGACATTCACCCTTGAGGACGGCTCGACTGTGAACAAGGAGATCGCCTTATGGACATGAGAAATGTAAAGCACCTTCGTGTACCGAGACTGCCGAAAGAATATCAGGAAGTAGAGTATTTGGAAACACACGCACAAGGTTATATCGACAGCGGCTATGCTTTCACAGAACCGGAACTCAAAATTGAATTCAAGTATATGAAAGATGAGTCGCTGAATAATAACCCCTTCGGCGTGGATACAAGTTCAACTGTCGGTGCCGGACGAATGATGCACGGACATATCTTCTCACTGAACGTCTATTGCGGAAACGGCGGAAGACCGATCAGCTTTGAAGAAGGGAAGCAGGTCATAGGAAAAATATATGAGGGCAGCGTGGAGATCGTCGGGACAGTTGCCGATGAGCAGCGAATGATTCTAAAGATGAATGGCGGCTCACAGACTTTTCTGAACAGCCAGACGAATTATTTTGCGGGCTGTCCCATGACGGATTATGTTCTGGCAACAAGATACAATGCTGAGGGCAGAGCAGATTATCTCTTTAAGGGGAGACTTTATTATCTCCGCTTTTTCGACAATACCGGAACGATGGTGAGAAGCTTCATTCCGTGCTATCGAAAATCCGATGGAGAGGTTGGACTTTATGACTTTTGCGGTTCGATTTGTCCTCAAACCGGTACGCCGTTTTATGTAAACCTTGGATCGAATACTTTTTCAAAAGGCGCAGATGTTCCAGGTGGACTTGTCAGACAGATCACCCGAAACGGTGCGGTCATCTGGGAAGAAACGGAATAAGGAAATCAGGGCTTCTTCGGAAGTCCTATTTTATATCAAAAATTTTGGAGGAAAAACACTATGAAGGAATTTTGGAATGTAATTCAGGCGGTATTTGCCGCTGTCGGCGGGTGGCTCGGCTACTTCCTCGGCGGCTGTGACGGGCTGCTCTACGCGCTGATCGCCTTTGTGGTCATCGACTACATTACCGGCGTGATGTGTGCCATCTACGACAAGAATCTGTCTTCGTCCATCGGCTTCAAGGGCATCTGCAAAAAGGTGCTCATTTTTCTGATGGTTGGCATCGGTCACATTCTCGATACGAAGGTCATCGGCACAGGCTCCGTTCTGAGGACTGCGTTTATCTTCTTCTACATTTCGGATGAAGGTATCTCGCTGATTGAGAACGCGGCACACCTCGGATTGCCTATCCCTGAAAAGCTGAGGGACGTGTTGGAGCAGCTCCATAACAGGAGCGAGAAAACTGAAACCAAGGAGGATAACAACAATGGCGAAAGCAAGTGATGTGATTAAGATTGCGCTGGCAGAGGTCGGCTACAAAGAAAAGGCTTCCAACAGTCAGCTGGATAATCCGACTGCCAATGCAGGAAGCAACAACTACACCAAGTATGCCCGTGATCTTCGTGACGCGGGCTATTATAATGGCAATAAAAACGGATTTGCCTGGTGTGATGTTTTCGTGGACTGGTGCTTCTATAAAGCATTCGGCAAAACGGAAGGACAGCGTATCGAATGCCAGACCGGTGACCTCGGTGCCGGATGCAAGTACTCAAAGCAGTATTACCAGAACAAAGGACGCTGTGACAGAAAACCGAAGGTCGGAGATCAGATTTTCTTCACTTCCGGCGGCACGATTTCACATACCGGCATCGTCACTGCGGTAAGTGGTGAGAATGTAACTACGGTTGAGGGAAACTCCGGTGATGCCGTAAAGCAGCACACCTACAGCCTTTCCAACAGTTATGTCGATTCCTTCGGTCATCCTCTTTATGATGAAGAGGAGCAGAAGGTTGACCCCGAACAGAAAACAGAGGTCAGGGGCATCGATGTTTCCAAATGGCAGGGTGAAATCGACTGGACAAAGGTAAAAGCGGACGGTGTGAAGTTCGCTATGATCCGGCTCGGCTACGGTTCTGCTGATGGTAATTCCTGCGGACTGGATTCGTATTTTGGAAAGAACGTGCAGAACGCTCTGAAAGCCGGAATCGACATCGGTTGTTACTTCTATTCTTACGCTCTCTCTGTGGCAGCGGCAAAGAAGGAAGCGGAATATGTCACCGGTGTTCTTCAGAACTACAAGGGCGTGTTCACTTACCCTGTGGTATTCGATTTGGAGGACAAGACCCAGCAGAGCCTTGGTAAAACGATGCTGACCGATATGGTCATCGCTTTCGGTGATGCCATCGAAAAGGCAGGTTTTTATTTTGCCCTCTATAGCAATCTCAACTGGCTGAAGAACTACCTGGACGATTCCAAACTGAAGCGTTTTGACCATTGGCTTGCACAGTGGGCAGCTGCTCCGACCTATGACGGTGACTTTGGTATCTGGCAGACCTCGTCTACCGGAAGTGTGAACGGCATCAGCGGTAATGTCGATACCGATATCGCATACAAGGCCTACCCGACAATCATCCGTGAGGCAAAGCTCAACGGATTCACGGGAGCAGAGGATAAACCGATTGTACCGGTGCAGCCAGAACCTGAGCCTGTTTTCAAGAAGGGTGATCTCGTCAGAATCACCGGTACAAAGTATTACAGTGGAAAGACCATCCCGGCATGGGTGAAGGCAAAAAACTGGTATGTCAGAAGTGTCATCGGTGACCGTATCGTCATCGACAAGAGCGAAGACGGAAAGAATGCCATCTGCAGTCCCGTAAATGCGTCAGACCTTCAGTTGGTAAACACGATACCGGAAAAGACCGTGGACGAGCTTGCCAAAGAGGTCTTGGAAGGCAAATGGGGAAACGGCAGTGACAGAAAGAACCGTCTGACAGAAGCAGGGTATGATTACTCTGCTGTGCAGGCAAAAGTCAATGAGATGCTGAAAAAAGAAACGGAAGAGTACTACACTGTGGAAACCGGGGACACGCTCTCCGCTATTGCGGCGAAGTACGGAACGACCTATCAGCATCTGACGGAAATCAACGATATTGCCAATATGAACCTCATCTTTACGGGGCAGAAGATTCGTGTGAAATAAGCCTGGTAAAACCTACCAGAGAAAAGGGCGGGAACAGTCAGATAATGGCTGAAAACCGCCCCTTATTCGGCATCTTAGGACACACTTATTTATCAATTTCTGGCTACTATATAACTTGCGCTAACCTCCTTTTTATGGCTAGATCATAGCAACCTTAGGGCAAAGGAGGCGAGTCAAGTGCTGTCACGGAAAACAAGACAAGAAAAATTCATACCGGTTGGGTTGTTAAACCGTGTGTCCTTCCTGTTTATAGTGAAGGGCTGGTATCCTGTCGGTGTGAAAATCTCATGACACTCGGTACAAAAGCCGGGTGTCAATTTTTTTACACGTTTCGGTCGGGAACGCCCAAAAGACCAAGATTATTAACTAACCAGGAAGGAGTACACCTTGAAGAAGATTCAGAAGATCGTTGTTGTCGGGGAACAACGAAAAACAGAAAGCGTGGAAAACGCGGAACCCCGAAAGCTCAGAGCGGCAGCTTACTGCAGAGTGAGTACGCTGTTGGAAGAACAGGAGTTTTCCTTTGAAAGCCAAACGGAATACTACAGGGACTTCATTGAAAGTCAGCCGGATATGGAACTGGTCGGCATCTACGGAGACCACGGTGCTTCCGGACTTCGCATGACGGAGCGGCCGGAACTGCAGAGAATGATCGCTGACTGCATGGACGGAAAAATCGATGTGGTTTACGTCAAGTCCCTTTCAAGACTTGCGAGAAACGCAATCGAATGCCAGAAAATCCTTGATCAGCTCCATGACAAAGGCGTGTACGTTATTTTTGAAAAAGAAGGCATCAAGAGCAACGATGATCAGTTCAGCCTGGTGATGAAGCTTTATCAGAGCATTGCCCAGGAACAGAGCAACAGCCAAAGCCAAGCCATCATCTGGACGGTTGACCACAACGCAGCCCTTGGAAGACCGGCATACAAATGCTGCTTCGGATATGAAAAGGAAAATGTGAATGAGACGGGCATAACCGAAAGAGAACGGCACACCTGGAGCATCAACGAAGAAGAAGCCGAGATGGTCAGAACCATGTTCGACATGATCGAGGACGGCGCTTCCACCTACGATGTTGCCAAACGGATGACTGAAATGGAAGCCGAGCGGGGCAGCGACTTTGAATGGAAATCCTGCAAGGTCTGCTGGATGCTCAGAAACATTGCCTACAAAGGCGACCTTCTGACCCACAAAACCGTAGTGAAGGATTACCTTTCAGGGAAAGCGGTCAAAAACGACGGGTACAGAGAACAGTTCTATCTGAAAGGACATCACCCCGCCATCATCAGCGAGGAACAGTTCGAGAATGTCCAGACGATTCTGGAAAGCAGAAGTAAAACATGGAAGGAGAAAAGAGCCATATGAACGTGAGATGCATGACGGCGAATAAAAGCAAACCGGGCGTGGTAATCGAACAGTCCGGCATGAATGAAAGAGTTCAGATCCTTAAGCAGAGGGAGATCCCCAAAGAACAGCAGAAGAAACTCCGGGTTGCCGCTTACTGCAGAGTTTCCACCGACAGGGAAGAACAAGAAAGCAGCCTTGAAATTCAGATGAAGAGCTACCGAACCATCATCGAAGAACATCCGGATTGGGAATTGGCGGACATTTACGCAGAACCCGGTTTGACGGGAACAACGGTAAAGAATAGAAAAGAATTCCTCCGAATGATCGAGGATGCCCAAGCCGGGAAAATAGATATTATTCTGGCAAAGTCCATTTCAAGATTTGCGAGAAACACAGAGGATATGCTGAAGTACACGAGAATGCTTCGTTCCATCGGTGTGGCGGTTATTTTTGAAAAGGAGAAAATCAACACCTTAAGCTCCACCTCGGAAATGCTCCTCACCATTTACGCTGCATTCAGCCAGGAAGAATCCCATGACATTTCCGAATGGGAAAGATTGGGTGTCCGTAACGATGCGGCAAGAGGAAAAACAAGATTCGCCTGCGTTTACGGCTACACGAGCAAAGGAAAAGACAAGTGGATCATTGTTCCGGAGGAAGCGGAGATCGTGAGGTTCATGTTCGATTCCTATGCCAAGGGCAAAAGCCTGAATGAGATTGCGGCCGCTTTGAACGAAGCCGGACACCTGACCAGGGTGAAAAAGCCGTGGAGCGATACCACGGTTGGCAGTATGCTTCGGAACGAAAAATACATCGGTGATTACCGCTTTCAGAAAAGCTACATTGCCAATTACCTGACCCATGAGAGTGTCAGCAACAAAGATATGAAGATTCCGCAGTACTACATTACCGATGACCACGAACCGCTGGTTTCAAGAGAAGTCTTTCAGGAAGTACAGGAAATCAGCTTCATGCGTGACGGGAAGAAAGGATCAATCCAGTATCCTTATTACGGATACCTTGTCTGCCCCACCTGCGGGGAACCGCTGGTTTCCGTCTGCCTGCCCTTGCAGACCACACCGAAGTGCTGGATCTGCCCCGGTAAAAAAGAGGGATTGAAAAGGAAGAATCGCTCCGATTGTGAGGCCTTCGCTTTCCATGAGACGGTGTTAAACGAGGCGGTCGGCAGAGCCATTCTTGGCCTTGACAGCATGGACGGCGTTTCCCAAAAGGAACTGGAAAGCATTCAGAAAACGGTCAAAGAAACGGGAAGTATTGAACGGTACTTTTTGAAAACCCTGGTGGAGAAGATCACCTTCCCTGATTTTGAACACCTCACGGTTTACTGGAAAAACGGGAGAAAGAAAACAGTACCGCTTAAAATCGTCGGATACTATACCCACCCTTATCCGGAAGTCGGAAAGAAGGAAAACGGCTTTATTGAATACGGTGGGGAGCAGATTCCGATTGGCAGACTGGAAAAAGTACAGAACGCTATGGAAACCAGAAAAAGACACATTCAGAATGTGGAGATTACCATGCCGGATGCGGAATCACCCATTCAGATTCCGATTGTGAGAAAGGGGAAATAAGCTATGGAGATTATCAGAGTTGAAAATAAGAAAAAGAATAAAAAGCCGAGGGTTGCGGCCTATGCCAGAGTCAGCACCCTGACTGAGGAACAGGAGACGTCCTACGAAAGTCAGGTGAGTTATTTTACGACACTGATTCAGAACAATCCGAACTGGGAGTTTGTCGAGGTCTATGCCGACCAGGGCAAGAGCGGAGTACAGGCATCCAGGAGACCGAACTTCCTCCGCATGATTGAAGATGCCAAAGCCGGAAAGATCGACATCATCCTGGTTAAGAGCATTTCAAGATTTGCGAGAAACAGTCTGGAAGCCCAGGAGTTTGCCCACATACTCAAAGAATACGATGTGGAAGTCCGCTTTGAGCGTGAGGGACTGTCAACCTTTGACCCACAGGCAGAGATGGTGTTCAACTTCCTCACGGCGGTTGCCGAGGAAGAATCACGAAGCACCAGCGAAAACACTATCTGGACTTATAAGAAGCTGGCAGAACAGGGCATCAGACACATCGGAAACAACAGAATCCTCGGTTACGATGAGATTGACGGAGTGCTGACGCCCAACGACCAGGCTTGGATTCCCAAGCTGATATTTGAACGGTTCGCTGAAGGGAAATGCTATGAAGCCATAGCCGATGAACTTGAAGAAAAGGAAGCGGAACGGCTCAGATGCAAAAGCCGGTTCACACCAACGCAGATCATGCGTGTTCTTCAGAATGAAATCTACGTGGGGGACAGACGCTTGCAGAAGCAGGCTCCCGTGGACCACAAAACAAAGAGACCGATGAAAAACGTGGATTATGAGAGCTACTACATCGAAGATGACCACGAAGGCATTGTCAGCAGGGAACTGTGGGATGCTGTACAAAACAGAATAGAAGCGACCGAGAAGCTCAGAAAAAACGGTGTGCGTCCATATGCCGGTTCGCATTTCCTGTTCGGCAGAGTCCTTTGCGGAGAATGCGGTGAGCCAATGGTAAGAAGAGCGGACAAGTACAAAGGTGAACCGAAAATCGACTGGGTGTGCAGAGACAGACGTAAAGGCAAAAAAGGGAACGGCTGCAAGAACCTGATTATTCCGGAAGAAGAACTGCTTGAAGCCTTGACCGAGACGCTTGGTGCAGAATGGAATGGCATTGATTCAGTGGATGAGCGGATTTTCGATAAACTGAAGACGGTAAGAATATATGATGACGGAAGTATTGAGGTTGACCTCGATGAGGAGAAGAAAACGGCGTAATTGCCTTTAGCCCCGATTGGTAGTGTTCCTGATGGATTGGAACCTGCTGATCGGGGCTTTCTTTTGTTTATGTTAACCATATCAAATCAAATGTCAATGTGTAAATATGACATAAAATTAGAATATCACATAACTATCTTGACAAACGGAAGATATTTTGATATAATAAGATGTCAATTCAGAAGAATGGAGTAG